ATTCAAGATCAATTTACGAATGCAAATGGGGATATTAACTGGGAGTTACTATTGGAATTCGTGATGGCGTCATGGGGCATGCCTCAGCCTGGTGGTGGTGTATGGGACATCGATGATTTATTGTGGTTACTTCAATGGTATGGTGGAGATACATTCCCACCACAGCCGCCAGGCGATAACACATCAAGCGATAACACATAATGTTATTAATTACAGAAACCAACCTTGATAATATCAAACTTCTTAAAGAGGATAATGGAGAAGGAAACTCCAATTATTTTATTGAGGGCATTTTTATGCAATCTGAAAAGAAAAATAAAAATGGTCGAAGTTATCCCAAGAAGACTTTGGTGAATGAAGTAAGAAGGTATAAGAAAGAGTACGTTGACAAAAGACGTGCCCTTGGTGAGTTAGGTCACCCTGAAGGACCAACTGTAAACCTTGATAAGGTATCACATGTTATCCAAGATCTTTGGGAAGATGGTAATGATATCTATGGTCGTGCAAAAGTCATGACAAAAACTCCAATGGGTAACATTGTAAAAAATCTTATCGATGAAGGAGTTTGTATTGGTGTATCTTCACGTGGTATGGGTTCTTTAAAAGAAAAAGACGGTATTAATGAAGTTCAAGATGACTTTATACTGTCTGCGGTAGATATTGTATCAGACCCATCTGCACCCGATGCGTTTGTTAATGGTATTATGGAAGGTAAGGAATGGATTTGGGATAATGGTATTCTAAAATCCAGAACTATTGAATGCTATAAAAATTTGATTGAGAATGCCCCCAATAAAGAAGATAGAGAAAATAAAGTTTTATTTGCGTTTGTTGATTTTTTATCAAAAATATGAGTCTTTATATATATAAATGTATATGAACATAAGCCTGTAAGAAGGATTTAAGGAGAGATTACTAATGTCCACTAATAGTCAAACAGACCCTGTTACGCTTGCCAAAGAACTCTTTGAAAAGCATGAAGTTATTTATGATGCAGAAAAAGATTCTGGTGGTGAAACAGTACCCACTCCTGATCTTAAAAAGGTTAAGGACCCTACCAAGAAAACTAAGAAAAATGTTACTAAACCATCTGATGCCGATGATCAAGATGTTGATGATACAGAAAAGATTAAAACTAATAAAACTAAGAAAGAAAATTTTGAACTCGATGTTGAGGAAGCAATCAATAGTATCGGTGGTGAGTTAGATGATATGAATGCTTTGTTCAGGGGTGAGCAACTTTCTAATAGTTTTAAAGAAAAAGCAAGAACAATTTTCGAAACTGCTGTAAAAGCAAGGGTTAAAGATATTGCTGTTGCTCTAGAATTTCAAGCATCCAATAAACTTGCAGAGGCCATAGAAGCAAACAAGTCTGAACTAACCGAATCTCTTGATGACTATCTTTCCTATGTTGTAGAAGAATGGGTTAGTGAAAATCAAGTTGCTCTAGATCGTGGTATTAAATCTGATATCGCTGAAAGTTTCATGATGGGGCTTAAGAACCTATTTGAAGCACACTATATTGACATGCCCGACGAAAAATATGATGTAGTAACAGACCTAGAGGATAAAATTGGTGAACTTGAAAGTAAAGTTAATGAAGAAATTCAAAAGAATGTTGCACTTAATAGATCTTTAAGTAATGCTGACTGTTCAGAGGTGTTCAATGAAGTTTCTAACAGTCTTGTTCATACACAGAGAGAAAAACTAGCAAAATTAGCAGAAGGTATTGAATATAGAACTACTAACCAATTTAGAAATAAATTGAATGTTTTAAAAGAATCTTATTTTGGTGCTAAACCACAAGTTTCAAGAGCAAGTAGTCTTCTTAACGAGTTTGGAGAAGAAGATACTATGCTTGAAGATACATCAGGAGATGCTAAGTTTTTGTCACAGGAAATAAAAAGATACTCTGCATACATGGACAGAGAGAGTAAACACAACAACTATTGATTATGATATGTTTTTTAAATAATAATTCTTTTATAAATAAAAGATAAGTAACTTAGAGGAGAATCAAATATGCTTATCAATGAATTCGCACCCGATCCCACTGCTATTGCTGAGCAGTTAAAGGAAAAATGGTCACCAATTTTGGATCACGTTGATTGTGAACCAATTAGAGATCACTATCGGAGAAACGTAACAGCAATCTTGCTCGAAAATCAAGAGCAAGCAATGGCAGCAGATGTGCTTTATGAGCAACCTGCTAATAAAATCGCAGCCGCACCTACAACTGGTGGTGTTGCAACTTGGGATCCCGTATTAATTTCACTAGTACGTCGTGCGATGCCTAACTTGATGGCATACGACATATGTGGTGTTCAACCAATGACTGGACCTACTGGACTTATTTTTGCACTAAAAGCAAAATATACAAGTCAAGGTGGTACAGAAGCATGGCCAATCAATATTGACACTGACTTTAGTGGTGCAACAGCCGCTTATGGTGCTGATGATACTGACCCATTGGGTGCAGGTACAACTCAGGGACTTGGTGCAACAAATGCTGCTGAGCCCGGTGGTGGTATGAGCACGACTGCAGTTGAAGGTGAAACTGCGTTCAATCAAATGGCATTCGAAATTGCTCGTACATCAGTTACAGCAAAATCACGTGCTTTGAAAGCAGAATACACTACTGAACTCGCTCAAGATTTGAAAGCAGTTCACGGTCTTGATGCAGAAACTGAACTTGCTAATATTCTTAGTACTCAGGTTCTTTCTGAAATCAATCGTGAGGTTATCCGAACGATTTACGTTGGTGCTAAACTTGGTGCACAAAATAGCGACCTAACCTTCTGTGGTGCTAGTGACTCAGATACTCTGGGTGCTAGTGCTGCAAACTTCGGTGCTACGGCTGCGACTAGTATCGGTGGTATTTACGATGTACAATTGGACTCAGATGGTCGATGGAGTGCAGAACGCTTCCGTGGTCTATTGTTCCAAATCGAACGTGAAGCAAACCAAATTGCTAAAGATACACGTCGTGGTAAAGGTAACATAGTTCTATGTTCCTCAGATGTTGCTTCCGCTCTCGCAATGGGTGGATTCCTGCAACTATCTGGTGGTGATGCTGGAAACCTAAATGTTGATGATGCTGGTAATACCCTTGCAGGTACTATCGGTGGTGGTCGCATTAAGGTCTATGTTGACCCATATGCTTCAATTAACTATGTTGTTGTTGGTTATCGTGGTTCAGGTGCTTACGATGCTGGTCTATTCTACTGCCCATACGTTCCACTACAAATGGTACGTGCAGTTGGTGAGAACAGTTTCCAACCTAAGATTGGTTTCAAGACTCGATATGGATTGGTAAACAACCCATTCGTTGGTGCTAGTTACTCTGATCCATCAGACAGTACCGCGAACCGTAGAAATCAATACTACAGAATTTTCCGTGTTGACTCACTACACGGTGGTCTAACCGCTTAATTCTGGTTAATAGTTATTAAATTCAAAATTGGGGTGTTCTTTCGGGAACACCCCTTTTTTGTATAAATACTGAGTAGAAGTTTTTAATTAACATCAGATAGGAGTTTATAAAACAAATGGCATATGACATGTATAGTAGAGTAGAAACAATAACCCCGCACGACAGCACTGGTGAATATGGGTATAAAGGTTTTATAGTTAATACTGGTGGCACCGCCTACATTGACCCCATGCACAATGGTAACGGTGGGACAAACTGCAAAATAAACCTTACAGCAGGTGTAGTTTACCCGATTGGAATTTCCAGAGTTAGAGCAACTGGCACCAGTGCAGAAGGGTTTTTAGGTCTAAAGTAATATGGCGATAACCGCTGGCATTACAGGTTCTGATCTTCCAGGCGTTCCACCAACATCTTCAGACATAAATGTAAGACAACCTAGCAACACTAGTTATCTTCATCCAACATGTTTTAGATTTTATCTTGGTAGAGTTCCTGCTGTTACATATTTTTGTCAAGCAGTAAATTTACCTAGCATAGATTTATCACCAATAGAACGACCAAACATGTTTGCAGACATTAAAGAAATAGTTAGCAAACCAACATATGGTGATTTAACCATTAGGTTTTTACTTGATGAAGATATGGAAAACTGGAGAGCGATTCATGATTGGATGAGGGACATATCGGCTTTTGAAGATTTTAGAGAGGTTATAGTTCCAGAATCCGATCATAAATCAGATGCAAGACTTGTTATATTAACAAACGGTATGAATCCAAATGTGGAAATAACTTTTAAAGATTGTTGGCCTTCTTCTTTAGGTGCAGTGGAGTTTGACAGTGCAGTAACAGATTTAGAGGCTTTAAATGTTGATGTTACATTTGCATTTGATTCCTATTCGGTTGTAAAACTATAAAAAAGTTGATTTGACGAAGCCATTGTGGTATAATAAACATTAAGAAGTTTATCATGGAGAATGTGTATGGATTTTGACAAAATCAAAAAAATGTCTAAAGAAGATGCTGATATTGATGGTACGGAACTAGATGTCGAATCAATGAAACTACCTCAACTTCATAACAAGTATTTAAACCTGTTACAAGATGAAAAACTAATATTAAGGAAACTGATATCAGAGAAAAATATTCTATATCGTCTAAAATGGGAATATTATACTGGTAAAATGGACAAGGAAACATTGGATGAGCATGGGTGGGAGCCGTTTCAACTGAATGTTCTTAAAAAAGACATGAACATTTATCTTGATTCTGACAAAGAGTTGTCACTGGTTAGAGATAGAGTTGCATATCATGAAGTAAAATTAGAATTTCTTGAAGAAATACTAAAAGAACTTAACACAAGACACTGGAAGATTAGAAATGCCATTGAATGGAGAAAATTTACCTCAGGTGGTTTTTAATAATGATAAAGGTACACGAAAAAGATAGTGTAAACCTTAAGGTTGAGTGTGATGATAGAGGTATAATTAAAGAGTTATCACAGTTTTTTACTTTTACGGTTCCTGGCGCTAAATATATGCCCTCATACAAAAGTAGACGGTGGGATGGTAAGATCAAATTGTTTAATATCCATACACAGGAATTATATGTTGGGTTATATGACTATCTTTACAGATTCTGTAGTGATCGTGGATACGAAATAGATGGGTACTGCCCCAAACCACATAGAGCAATAAGTTATGACTTAGTTAAAAATTATATTAATAACTATCTTAAACCTCAGATAAATGGGGGCAGGATTCTTGCGATGAATCATCAAATTGATGCTGTTTCTCATGTAATAAACAATGATAGATGTCTTTTGTTGTCTCCAACAGGGTCGGGGAAGTCTTTAATGATATACGCACTTCTAAGATACTACAGTGATACCCTTGACCCCTCTAAAAAACTTCTTATTATCGTCCCCACCACTTCCTTGGTATCGCAAATGCATAGCGATTTTGGAGATTATTCAAGTGGTGACGAAGATTGGGATGTTTCAAAAGAGTGTCATACAGTTACAGCCGGTAAAGACAAAATAGACCCTAATAAACGGGTAGTAATATCTACATGGCAGTCTATCCATAAAATGGAGAAAAAATATTTTGATAATTTTGGTGTTGTATTTGGTGATGAGTGTCATCTGTTTAAAGCAAAGTCTCTTACATCTATTATGACTAAACTTGGTAATTGTAAATATCGAGTTGGTACAACAGGCACCCTTGACGGTACACAATGTCATAAGTTAATTATTGAAGGCTTATTTGGTTTGGTTTATAAAGTTGCATCAACAAGTGATCTTATAAAAAAAGAAATACTATCTGATTTTGAGATTGAGTGTATTTTGTTAAAACATTCACACGATTTTAGACAGAAATATAAACGAGTAACATACCAAGAAGAAATAAGTGCTATTATGGAGTGTGATGCAAGAAATAATTTTATAACTAAGTTGTCTAAGTCCTTAAAGGGTAACACTCTTGTGTTGTTTCAGTATGTAGCAAAGCATGGTAGACCACTGTATGAACAAATAAAAGAAAATTGTCCCGAAAAAGACGTATTTTTTATCTATGGTGGAACAGAAACCGAACTACGAGAAAAAATACGAAAAGCAATGGAGAACAAAAATAATGCAATCATCGTCGCATCGTATGGAACTTTTTCAACAGGCATCTCTATCAGGAAACTGCACAACATTGTCTTTGCTTCCCCTTCTAAGTCAAGAATCCGTGTATTACAATCAATCGGTAGGCAACTTCGGAAATCAGAACATAAAGAGAAAGCACGACTCTACGACATCTCAGACGACATATGTTGGAAAAAATATAAAAACCATACCTACAGACACTATCAAGAAAGGTTAAAACTATATGAGGCGGAGCATTTCTCTTACAAAACTGTAGTTATAAATA